CTGCAAAAGGATACTGGCGGATGGAACTGCCGTCTGTGTACATCTTCACGATAGGATTGCCGCTGCGCTTGGCGAGTGTAAATGCGTTGTTGTCCATGGGCATGCAGTCCACAGTGACAGGGCTGCCGGCCTCGATGTACGGGCAGGTCTGAAGGAACTCCCACAGGCCGCGAATGATGGTGTCAGGCTTTGCCATACGCTCCTCCTGTTTAGTCAAAATACGTTGCTGCCGCCGCGAGTATCTCGTCGCGGTGCTGCTTTTTCATAGCTTCGAACCACTCAGCCTGCGCGAGCTGATGATACCGCGTGCTGAAGCTGTATTCCGGATGGCGGTACAGCTTCGCCGCATAGGGCGTGATGTACTGCACCTCGCCGGAGCCGACGTCTGTGCCGAGGATGCCGGATTTTTCCAGCACGCCTGTTTCCATAGGTACGAAGGGGCTGCTGTATTTCAATACGGCCTCATCCACGTACTTCTGGCAGTTTGAGAACTGCTTTGTGCGGCGCGGTGTAAAGTCCGGGTTCCAGATAAGCTGCGCGGTCTGGCCGTTGGATGAAACAACGCAGCCGCGCGGCGTCGAGATCTTCCGTTTATCTGCCACGGCTATTTTCCCTCCAGCCTCCAGTGGTGCATGGAGGGGCTGCCGCGGCGGTTATCCCGCACGGCAGTCACCACAAAGCACCGGCCCTTGTATTTCTGCGTAAGGTCTCCGGCTTTTGTTACTGCGTCGGACACAAGCCCGCGCACAACGATGTCATCCGCACCGGCGCTGATCTCGGCATCCGTGAGGATGCGCACGATGTATCCGTCCGACGCCTTCAAACCTCCGGAGGATAGCGTTACGCCCTGGCCGCCGTACCAAAACACGCCGGGGAACTGATTGGGCGTGTAGGTGTAGTCGCGCTTTTCGGCGTCGTACTCCTTGTGGTACAGAGTTATATCCGCATTCGGCGTCGTCATGGCCGCCACACTCCCGTATACATGAGGTTCTCAGGATAGGTGAGGTAGTCCGAACAGATGCCGGAGAGAACGGACTGGCGGTCCGCCCGCATCGCCGCGGGCGTGCCGCCGTCTCTCCAGCTCACGCTGTAGCCGTCCACGTTCTCGCTGGCAACAGCTCCAGCCTGGGTCTTTGCGTCCAGGGCCGCCCAAGCCTCCAGCTGGTCCGCCAGCGCACAGCAGCACAGCTGCAGGCGTTTGGACATGCTGTCGGGCGCATCGGCCGCACGGTCGAACGTTACGCGGTCGATCTCAAGGCTTGCCCGATCCGCCCACTTGTCGAAATCAGCCTCCGGCATAGTCCCGTGCCATGTACCGGAGTAAAATGCGTAGTCCGCATAGGCCATGCCGGCCGCCTCCTTCCGCTATTCCTCGCCCGGCGCCGATGCGTCGGTGTGTTCTTTGGCGACATGGTCCGCCAGGCCTTTTTCGGTCTTGTACTCCTTGCCGCAATGCGGGCAGGCGTACACAGCGGGAGGCTGCACAGCCGCAGCGGGCGCCCCGGCCGCGGGGGCCGGGGCTGCGTATGTTTTACCGATCAATTTGCCCATGATGGTCTCCTTTCTCAGACGCCGGCGGCCTTATGATGGCAGAACACACCGGCGAGCTTATTTGCGTAGACGT